TTTTGGTGTGATAGCACCGAGCAGCGTTAGGTAAAGGTTTTCGATACGGTCAGCGTCNCGTGAAAGTGTGGCGTAGGTCCAGGTCTTTGGGCAGTCGAAGAAGTCCGTGAGGACGGTCATCAGGGCTTTGTCGTTCGGCTGAATGAAGGTGGAGAGTTCGGATATGAAAGCGGCGTAGGCGGACTGGGTGTAGTAGGGGTTGTCCGGAGTCGGGATCATTTTGAAGCTTTTTGAAACAAGCTGGATGAATTTTTCAGGCGTAAGCCGGGCGGGGGAGAGGGCGACATGTGTAAGCTGAGAGATCAAACTCCGTGAAGGATTGATCGCTTGAGACTTTCCGATCCCAGGCCCGCCAACAAGCACAACAAAGAGGTTTGGATAGATGGTGCCACCGTTCAGCTTGACGTAAGACTTACGTTGAAGTGCAGCGGAAACCGCGGCCAGCGCTGACCACTTCCTAAAGATGGCTGGACTGTTTGTATGGGCTGTAGACTTCACATACGCTTCGATCCAAGATGGATTTTTCCTTTGGAGGCTCACGATAGTCTTTCCCTTTGTAATCCATCAGACCATGAGGGTTGGCATCTGAATGCTTTCCCCAATTCCAACCAATCTGCGCATCGACTCCGATACGGCAGACTTCCCCGTTTATCTCCACCGGAACTTGAAGCTCTCGTTGGATAAGGGGGACAATCCAGCTTTCGTCTTTTTCATCGTACTGGAATAGGATGGAGTCGTGGACCTGAGTTAGGATTTCGATAGGGTAGTTTGAGTTGTGAATTTTGTCGTATTTCTTCCAGACCTTTAAGAAGCCAAGGTTTAGAATATCTCCGATGGACGATTGAGGTGCGTATGCGATAGCTGATTTGATGGTGTCGTTGTCCCAAGGTCGGCCTGGGAAAAAGCACCGCCTTCCGAGGGGTGTGGTGATTTGACGTGTAGCTGCCAGCCGCATACGCACGTCGTTGTGCCAGCGAGGGATTTCAGCGAAGGCCCCGAAGTATTTCTTTTGGAAGAGGCTGGCTTGTGCCTTCGGGATATTCAGGTGCATAGCGATAACTGCGTCTGACCCGCCGTAATTTGTACCATGCCCTCCTCGTTTAGCCATATCTCGATATGAGAAATGACGGTAAAAGGGGCGTTTTGCAATCTCTTTATCAGAGAGAGTTGCTCCGGCGAAAATCTCGGGCCATACAAGTCGTGTAACAGTTGTATGGAGATCGCTTGATTCACAGGCTTGGAGATAAGAACGCCCGAACGGAAGGGAAAGATAAGCAACCAGCTTAGACTCTGCCTGAGCAAGATCGAGTTGGCAGAACTTTTTGCCTCGGTCCGGGACAAATATTCGACGCATCTCGTCAGTGATGTTCTGAAGGTTTGTTCCTCGTCCAAAAGGGTCTTCATTAGAACTCCAACGGCCGGTCATAGGACCAGCGACTTGATACGCGCAATGGATGCGAGAATTTTCGATGCCGGTTTCAAGAACCTGAATTTTATTTGTATAGTCTCGAATGCCGAGGATCAGATCACAGAAAGGTTTGGAGATAGGCTCACGCTGCATCTTTTCGAGCGCCTTGCGGTCGCAAGAGACTTTGTATTCTTTGGTGAGTTTGTCGAAGGACTTGATCGGGGGGAGGCAAAGGACTTCGTAGAAAAGCTGGCAGAGCTGTTGCGGGGAGGCTGGGTTAATCGCAAAGTGCTTTTTATGCTTTTTATCGAAGTACGGCTCAAGGCCGAGACCTTCGGTGCAGAGCCTGAAGAAGATTTCTTCCGCGCGGGCACGTTGAAGGGAGAGGGAGTTTAAGACCTCACCGCGGCGAGCCATGTCAACCTTGACTCCCCGCTTCATGAGGGTGAAGGCTGGTGCCTGCATTGCACGAGTCATGTTGTAGGCGAAGGGGACTTCTTTAATGCTGTGTGAAAGAGCCTGGAAGACCTCCATTGTAATCATGCAGTCAAGGCCGTTGTATGCCCAATACTGCTGGGAATAGGAAAGTGATGGAACGTCTAGGGTTGCGGATTCGAGAATCCTCATGTGTAAAGCGTCCGCTTCTCAACAGACTTGCCGTGCATCCGCGCCCAGATCCAGGCTTGGTGCATCCCCTTGCTCATCCCATGATCGACGTAGAACGCGATGCAGTCCGCGCGCATAATCATCAGCTTATTGACTTCGATGCCTTCCGCTCGTTGTTCTACATCGGTCTCGTAAAGGGCTTCAGTCCAAGCCAACATCGCATGGGAGGCCCAAGGTATCTCATTCCGCGCGAGCGCATCGCGTATGCAGTTGCGGAGATATTTCTTCGCCTTTTCCCCAGCGCCGAGGCCGGCCCAAGGACTTTCAATTACAGTCAGCATACGAGTTTCTTTCCGATGAAGTCTTCCAACCCTGGGCGAAGAAAAGACTGCGACGTTTCAAGTCCATAGCTATTCCTCTCGCTTATGTTCGTTGGTGTCTCCGCCACGAACACGCCAGCGTTTCCATGCCCGTTCGTTAGCGTATATGCTGCCTAGGAAGTCCAGGCCCTTAGGCATAGCTGGGTATAGGGAATGGCTCTGGATCATAGTGTCTTCAGTGAAGTTCGTGACTTTGACGTTGTATTTGGAGAGGTAAGATACGTCGTAGAGTCCGTTTTGTGCGATCTTCACGCTGCGTGAGGCGCAGATGCTCCGCATAGCTTTGTATGCGAGGACTTCATCTTCTTCCCGCTCCCAATAATTCCCGGTCTTCACGTCCCAGAAAGGGATGACGAAGCACTCTTTCAGGTTCGGGGCGAAGCCTATGCAGGTGATCTGCTTCGCGGAAGTCTCGATATCGAAGGAGATAAAGTCTTCGTTGCAGAGGCGCTCAGTCCAATCTTCTAAATCTCGGATGGTGGGTTCGATGTAGATCAGCCGGTTGATAAGGCGGGCTTCGGGATAGGCGCTTTCAATCTTCGCTTTGATGAGGTCAGCTACAACCTGAGGCCGCCACTCATACTGCCGAAGAACCGCAGCAGGCGAATAAGTCGGGATGACCTTCCTCTGCCCGTGGAAGTGTAACGCGCCACGGAGCTTTGTAATGCCGGAGACCCCGCATAAAGCAGCCACGACCGAATTGCCACAGGTGACGATGACGTTGGGGTTGACTTGAGCGATTTCTTCGAAAAGTCGGGCCAAAGCTGGCTGGGTTCGGGCTGGGTCAACGACTCCCTTTTTGCAAGGGATTCCTGCCCAAGGGAGCGATAGATCGAGGCTAAGCTTCGTCCGTGGAACTGCCCAGGCATTGATGTCTCCTCCCGGAGGGCGCTCTTTGAAAAGATAGGTAAGCGCGACATTGGCGCGGGAAAGTTCCGCGTCTGCAAGCATCGTGTCCAGCTCCCGTCCCGCGTGGCCGGTAAAAGGAGCCCCAACGCGAAGATCCTCCTCGGTCGGAATCTCACCGATGAGAAGGATCTTAGCGCCGGCTGGAGCGAGTAGTTTCACTTCTTGAGAAGCAGGCTCGCCCGTGAAGTCCGGACGATTTTAGGGGTAGGGACGCGGGCAAGCTGCCGTGCGCGACGTTCAGCCATTTCTTTCTTGTGCTGCTGCTTCAAGTAATATATTGCAGGAACAAGGACAACTTTGTCCGCGTATTGCCCTGCGCGAAGGATCGCTTGCTTCAGAGTGCCCATTGGTCTGCCTCATAAGCAATGGCGAGATAAGCTGCCGCGTCGGTATAGTTATCGCGGTGGCCTCTTACTCCAACCGCGATTCTAGCGATTTTGGCAAGCACCATAGCCATCGCGGCGTCATGTGCGGGAGACGTGGGTTGGCCTATGCGTTGCCCGGAAAATGAACGGTACAATTCGAGGAACGCGGCATAGCACTCCATGTTTACCGTTGGCGGGCCGTACGTCTTTGCTCTATCTTCTGAAGTAAGACGGGCCGCTTCTTCCAGCACTTCAATCCTGAGCACCTTATCCATTCCACGCTCCATTCATATAATTCACATGTTCAGGCAGCACGTCAAGGCCAAGTCCCCGCTTCGCTCCCAGGGACTTGGCCGCGCGAAGCGCCGTGCCAGAGCCTGCTGTTGGATCGAAGATTTCAGTAGTCCCGTCTACGAGC